CGTCCCCGGCGGATTGGCCTGGCCGTACCGAAAGCACAACTGCGCGAACCCGGCTGCCACAACCTGCGGAGCTCCCGTGCCTGTCTCCTCGAGCGCGATGCGCTGCGCGAGCCGAAGGCGATTGCGCAGTTGCCGCTCAATGGCGCTGTAGACGATCCCCGGTTCGGTGCCGTCCAAGTTATCCATGCCCTTAGAACTCACAGCGCTTCTCCTTCGCTTTCGTTAAGCCAGTGGAAGGAAGCGTACGCCGGGATCTCCGCAATGCATACGAGAAAAAAGGTTGATTTTCGGGTGATGCCGTGGGCTGGACAGCCGGGCTCACCCGGGCAAATCGGAGACGGGAGGCAGCCATGACTAAGCGACACAGCAACGGCCATTGGCGCGGGGCCCTGTATAACGCGCTGCGGCGTGCGTCGGATGGCGTGCAGGGTTTCTGCGTGTGGGCAGCGGGCAATCGTGACCGAAAGATCGCCGCCAAGACCCTTTACAAGCGACTCGACGGGACCGCTCCAAATGAGCGCATGTCAATTGAAGACGCTGAGCTGATTACTGAATACTTGCTCCGGGATCGCGCCGCCGATGAATATGCGCTGGACTGGCTGAAAGCGCTCTGCGCGCGATTCGGCCTGGTCGCCATCGAGCTTGACGCGCCGCCGACCGGCGGGCGCTGGCCTTGCGAGATAACTGCCATCGTCCAGAAGGGATTCGAGCTGACCCAGCAAGGTGGGCTCATATCTGGCGCTTTAGCGCGGGCGATACAGGATCGCCGGATCGCTCCACGCGAGGCCGACGAGATTACTGAGA